CTGTGAGTGGAAAGATTGACTCTGGAATCCTCGCTACGTTCTCCGATGTTGCCGTAAATGAACTGGTTAAGAACCTCAAAGAGAAGAATTTTGCTGAAGTCCGTAAATGGATTGTTAGCAACCTTGACAACGATACTACTGTACTTCTGCGCCGCATTTATGATTGCCTCTACGATGCCCTTGTTCCTGGCAGTATCCCTGCTGCTGTTCTTGTTCTGGCTAAGTATCAATACCAGGCTGCATTTGTAGCAGACCAAGAGATCAATATGCTCGCTTGTCTTACTGAAATTATGGTGGAGTGTGAGTTCAAATGAGACTGAATAATCTTAAAATCTACTGTCAGACTGAGGAAGATCAATCTAATATGTTTGACTTCCTCTTTGAGATTTACAGTAATGATATCAAGTATTGCACTTGGGAACCAGATCCAGATACTGGAACATGGGGTATGTTCGTTGATGACTTCCCACCTGAGTTGTTTGATAAGGTTGTAGATTTCTTAGAGAGTGAAGACTCTTGGGTATTAGAAAGAGATGTGGAAATGTCATTAGATGATGAAGATGCTAATGTATATCGAGAGTATATTCCAGATTAATATGACTACTATTCCCACTAAAATCGGTATAGCACTTATAGCAATATACTGGATTTGTATGGCGGGAATGTGTGTTAACGCTTATAGATACTTCCATCTATCAGAAAATATTCACTATGATCGATGAGAATGGATGGTGGCAGAGAGACCCTATCTCTGATGAGGAGTGTATTCTTATCTGTCTAAATAATGCGCCGTGTGGCACTGATAAAAAGCAAGTTGCAAAATTGATTACTAAATTTCAAAATGAAGTTCAGGACTAAAATCTATGTTAGACTGCGTAAGGCAGTGAGTGACTCTGCCGGTAATGCTGTTATGGCAGCATGTGGTAGAATGTCTGATATGACTTTTAATAAGTTGCGTCTTGGTAAGTTGATTGAGATTGATTTTGAGGCAGACAATGAAGAGTATGCCAATGAAGAAATTGAAAAACTTTGTAAGAGGTTTCTTTCCAATGATGTCATTGAAGACTTTGAATTTACATTATGGAGCACGGAAGATGAAAAACAAAAAAACTAAAAAGTTAGCACAGATGAAATCATCACATTATTATATCTTCTGGGGTATCTGCACGACTGCAGTTGTTCTTGGACAGGTTTATGTCGGTATTGGATACCGTGAAATGGCAGTCGGTGTAAATGAATTGACTGGAAGCATCAATCGTATCTTTCGATTTGTACGTTAATGGGATTACTCAAAATTGATAAGTCTAAACTAAAAGACCCAGTAGTCAAGACTACACCAGAAAATGTAAAGGAAGCAAACGAGGCACTATATCGTGCTAGACTGAACTTACCTGCTGCTGCAAAGCATTGTGGTATGACTGAGAAGGAAATGAAACTGACCTTCTTTGAATATTTGAAATATCATCCTAAAGATTATGACTCTAAAAACATTGAAGACCCCGTTAAGATATCCTGGGGGCAAGTCGAAGGCAATTAAAACCCTTTCTCAGTGGTATCCAAAAGTTATCACTGAATATCGTGAACCATTCATTGGTGGTGGTTCTATTGCTATTGATGTGACTAAGGCAAATAGGGATATCCCTGTCTGGATTAATGACCTGTATGTGCCTCTCTACAACTTCTGGGTACAACTCAGGGATAATGGGAGAGACTTGTCTGAGAGTGTCAGAGAGCAGAAAGAGAAGATGATGGAGAGTGGCACACAGGATGAGAGGGATAAGTTTGCCAGAGATCTGTTTGATCGTTATGCCAGTGAAATCGATACTTACGATGATTTCCAAAAGGCAGTTGCTTTCTTCATTATGAATAAGTGTAGTTACTCTGGACTGACAGAGAACAGCACATTCTCACGAACTGCTGCTAACTCTAATTTTTCTTTGGTTGGTGCAGATAAACTTGCCATGTTTTCTGATCTGATTAAGAACTGGAAGATTACTAATATTGATTACTCTCATGTCATGAATGCTGAGGGATCAGATAATACTTTTGTATTCCTCGATCCTCCTTATGACATCAAAGATTTTTTATATGGTAAAGATCGTCAAATGCATAAGTCATTTGACCACGATAGATTTGCGGAAGATGTTTATAAGTGTCCTCATAATTTCATGATCACCTATAATGATAATGAGAGATTGAGAGAACTGTATAAAGATTATTATCTTAATGAATGGAAACTACGATACTCCATGGTTCATCGTGGTGATAAGAATACTCAGGATAATGTAAAGACAGAACTTCTTGTCACTAATTACGATATTCATGGTAATGATGATAGTGTAATCCTTAAAAATATGCATCCTCCGATTTCAAAACAAATTATTAAATCTATTATTCTCGATCTTTGATGGAACTAAAAGACTGGCTTAATTCCATCAATCAGACAAAAAAGAATCTGATTGATGAAGATGCTTCTATCGAAAAGGAATATCCTCCTTATATTGTCAACCGTTGTTTCTCTGGACACATTGATACTTTGATGTTTGCCAATGAGATGAATCAGTATAACTTTCTCCCAAAGAAACTACAATATGATTTCTTTATAAATATTGTGAGGAAAAAGAAGAGATTCTCTCCCTGGCTCCGACAAGATAAGATCAAAGATCTTGATTTGGTCAAACGTTATTATGGTTATAGTAATGAGAAAGCAAAGCAAGCTCTGAAGATCCTAACGCAAGAACAACTTAATTTTATAAAATCGAAATTTGATACTGGAGGATCGAGATGAGTGTTGTTAGAGAAGCAGAGGTAAAGTGGTCGCCAGATCAGATGGTGGAAGTGGTTCTTGGTGAACCCGATGACTTTCTGAAAGTTCGTGAAACTTTGACTCGTATTGGAGTTGCATCGAGAAAGGAAAAGAAAATCTACCAGTCATGTCATATTCTGCATAAGCAAGGTAGATACTTCCTTGTTCATTTTAAGGAACTGTTTGCACTTGATGGTAAGCACGCAAACCTGACCTTGAATGACGTTCAACGTCGCAATCGTATCGCACAACTCCTTGCAGACTGGGGTTTGATTGGTATTGTTGATGTGACTAAGATTCAAGATATTGCACCACTGAATCAGATTAAGGTGCTTGCATATAAAGATAAGCAAGATTGGATACTTGAGACCAAGTATAATATTGGTTCCAAGAAGAAGCGAGTAGAAGAAACCGAATAATATCAGACCCCTTGACAGGGGTCTTTTTTTGTGTTATAAATAGAGATGCAAGGGACTTCTAATGGGGTCTCATAACTTTGGAGAATCCAAAATGGCAAAAAAATTACCGTGGGGTACTTTCACCCACGAAGATCTTCGCGTAGATGGCGAGGATGATATTTACGCATCATTTCCATTTCTCACACTTGTAGGGATGATGATGGTGGCGGTTAAAAGTCTTACTATTCCAGACGAGAATCAGGTTAGAGGAATTAAACATCTGATATCTCAGAAACTAGTTGGATTGTCTGGATCCTTAGTTTTTGGTTGGGACAGAACTTCCTGGCCAATTCCTTTTGTTGAGGTTGAAGGAAAAAACCAAATCTTTGATAGACGACATACTTTAAGTGTCATACGACAACTTGCTAACAAATCTAGCAACGTGTATGCAGCACCAAGCGCAAAGTATCAAAGAACATATCCAAAGGATGGAGGCATTTTTAATGATTTTCTCACTTCTACCATCTTAAAAATTGCATCGATGTGGGGAAATGTCTTCGGTCCCATCCCAGAAGATACAAAAGATCACAACTTTGAATCAACTCTCGTTTCTATTCTTAGGGATGAAAAGGATAGATTTGATCATAATATTGTGACAAGAGACATGTGTAGGCAAATTCTCAGGCACATGGGTTGCTACACTAGATATAATGATAATGAGATTGTTGTAGAAAGAATCATAACCAAGGCAATTGATTCTGTTAAGGATGAGAATACTGTCGCTGGTCAAATGACTATCAATAGTAACAAATCCGATTTGGATAACTTTATCAATTCTTCTAAAGATTGGCAAATTAGTGATTTTGAAGATGATACTACTTTGTATATTATTACCACTATTCAGGATAACGTGAGTTTTTGTAGAACTTACGCTATGAAACTCATTGATCGAGTTTGTGATCTTGAAAACAAAGCAAATGAAGAAGGGAAGACACCTAAGAAAGTAAAAGTCCTTCTTTACAATGATAACAATTCAAATAACGCAAAGAAAATTGTTGCTTCTCGCACAAAATTCAAGAAAGAACTCAATAAAACTTGGGTTGTTAGGAGAGACAATGTTCTTAAACCAATTGAAGAAGTTTTGAATCCAAAAATGATTCAACGTAAATCACTGAGCGATTTGAATCTTGAAATTTGGTCTATGCATCAAATTGAAGATGAAGACACACCAATCGAAATGGCGTTTGATGATGAAGAGTAAAACCGAATAAAAAGATACGGGGTTCTACACCCCCTTTTTTATGTCTTGTGTTAATATATACTTATGGATGCCTTCGGGATCCACACAATCAAATCTCGCTTTAAAAGGAGAAGTAAAGATGAACAACCTTACAAGGTATAAAGCCGCCGATTTGTCACAGCTGTTAGACCGTATAAATAGGAATAGCATTGGTATGGATGAATACTTTGACCGTCTGTTTAACCTGCACGAAACAACGGCAAATTATCCACCATACAATCTAGTCACGGTCAGCAACGTAGAATCGAGACTAGAACTTGCACTCGCAGGCTTTAAAAAGAAAGAAGTTTATGTCTACACACAAGACGGAAAGCTCTTTGTCGAGGGACAAAAAGAAGACCGAGAATCTGAAACAGAATATGTCCATAGAGGAGTGGCTCAAAGATCGTTCACCCGATCTTGGACGCTCTCAGATGAGACGGAAGTTAGATCAGTTACTTTTGAGGATGGGTTGCTGAGTATCACACTCGGCAAGATTGTTCCGGAGCATCATCAGAGAAAAGACTATCTCTAAATATTATTGCTATCGTCGTCGCAGAGGGGAAACTGGTAAAATCCAGTTGCACTCCCCTCTTTTTTATGCTATTATGATTTGAGAGGTAAACTAAGAATGTCAATTAAGATTGCACTATTAAAATCTGGAGAGTCTGTAATTGCTGATATTAAGGAACTCGTCCAGGAAGATAAGATTTGTGGATATCTATTTAAGAATCCCTATGCAGTAGGTCTTCAACCAAGATTTCAACTTCTAACAGAAGAACCTTCTGAGGAGAGTGATGTTGAAACAAATATATCATTTACTTCTTGGATTCCATTTACAATGGATAAAGAGATTCCTGTTAGGTATGATTGGCTAGTGACTGTTGTAAGTCCGGCAAAACAAATTCAAGAACTTTATGAGGAGATGATTAATGGACAAGACGATCAAAGTGATTCTACTGACGAACAGTGAAAAACTGATTAGTGAGATTGTTGAAATTGGTGCTGATATTGGTCAACCCGATTGCAAACTCATTAATCCTCACGAAATCTGGGAAGGACACAATCTTTGTCCCTGGATGATGAACGATACAGATCAGACTGAGTTTATGATTAGTTCTGACAAAATTATTACTATTACTGATCCCAATTCGGATCTTATTGAAAAATACTTGGAAAAAATCAACTGATGCGATTCTACACAAACGTTCAAATGGTCGGGGATCACTTTCTGGTCCGTGGTTAT